CTCTTTTGCGTTCATGTTTTATGCTCCGTTGGTTGTTTTTATTATATTAGCCAAGCGCTTGGCTAAAGTCAACCAAATTTAACAAAAATATGAACTGGATGCGGTTTAAGTTGGGCGCACTTCTGTTTAGTTAGAAGCGCACCAGTTATATTGGCGTTATGTATTAATGCCGTAAGATCTACGGTTCCAAATCATTTGAGCTGTTGATCTGTATTCCTCTGGCCCAGTTCGTACTTGGCACTTGGCGCAATAAATCCGCCACTTACCGCCATCAGACTTTATCTCTCGTATATCGTCAGAATTACAGCATGGGCAATTTTCAAGCTTATTCATGTAAAAATCCTACATAACAAGGTCATTAAGCGCGATGCGGCTAGGGCATCGCAATTTACTATCAGTTAAAAGGCACGGCTTATAACGGCGTTACATTCACTAGCTGTGATCGTGGTTTAGCAACTCAATCAAGCCTTTTGTGTGTTTGCACAAAAAGAATTTGTGTTCACGGCACCAATAAAAACCGTTTTTGTGCTCTACAGAAAGAAAGGTTTTGTCATAGCCTTCGCCAACCGTGAGCGCAGCTCTTTTTATCAAATCATCAAAAGCGACTGGATCAACCTGTTTTTCAATGTCGCAATTATCATCACACCCAAGCTCATCATTTATTAAATTTGATTCGCTCCAGTGAACGGTTATGCTTTTTAATTCGTCTAAATTTTCTAATCTGTCCATATGCACTCCGCAAATAGTCTGTAAATGCAACCAGTCGTTGAAAAGGACGGTCTGCCCATTTGTGTTTTAAATTTCGTTTGTACCGCCGCCTTTTAACTCGGCGTTACATTCACTGGCTCACATATCATCCGGCACAATTTCAGCCTGCTCATATGCCTGCGCTTCAATAATTCTTTCGGCAGTAGTTTGGCTCATCGGCTCCGTTAGCATCCATCCGCCACTTTCCATTGTTTCTTGCCGCCAGTATCTAATCCGTACAAGTTCACACATAAATCACCCCTAATTAAATTGCTATGTAAATGTAACCAGTCGCAGCAAGCGGACGGGTCAAGAATTTCGCACTGTTCTGGCTGTTGAAAGCCGCCGTTGTGCTCAACGTTATCTACACGCATCGCAAACACTTAAAATGCGCCAATAAAACGACTCAGAAAAACAAACCCAGTAAATAAAACCAGTGATTAAAAATAACGATGAAACCGCCGTAATAGATTTGAAAATGCTTGCTCCCTCGTAGACTTCCCAATCTGACATTATCTCATTCCCTTTCTCGTCCACGATAATCCATGGCTTGTGGCATTGGTATGCAGTCTTAATCTCGCCCGTTAGCTTGTTTCTTATCTTGAACTCTGTGCTTTTGTCTATGTACATGTTAGCTCCTTGGCTGGTCGCTTGTAACTTGGTTTAACATTTCTTTACTATCGAATAAATCAATCTGTAAATCTATTTCAGTTGCGCTTTTAATAATGACTTTCTTGTCTGAGTAACCTCGCATCCTTGCGCATTCGATACCGTAAGGCTTTCCTTTTACGTAGTAAGCCTTACGGATTTTTTTATCGCATCTTGCGCAGCGCATTAAAATAACTGGTATTGCGTTTTTTCTGCCATTTCAATATTGCGTACAGCTAAATCAAAATAGCTTGGCTTTAGTTCTGCGCCGATTGCTTTACGCCCCATCTTTAAAGCCATGTAAACCTCGCTACCAATACCCATGAAAGGAGTCCACACTGTATCGCCTTCGATGCTCCATAACTGTAAGCAGCGCTCAATAACATCTAGCTGCAATGGGCATATGTGGCGCTCGTCATCACTGTCACGGCCTTCGCGGAAGTTTAGAGTATCGGTTTGGTTAATATCATCCCAAATCGGACTAGCGTATTTCTGCCACACATCAACGCTGGTATTTGATTCGCTGGGCATCCAAAAATGCGAACCGTCATCGCGTTCTGTTTTGATAAATCCTGCTGGCGGTGTATCGCCTACATAATACTTAAACTCGCCTGCTACTGGCTTGGCATTAACCCCAGGCTTACGCATGGTAACAATGTAATCAGGAATGCCCATGCGAGACATTGCAGAATCTTTCTTAATCGTCTTGTGCAGCAAGCCAAGTGCCTTTGTTCGTGTCATTGCAACTACTGGGCACTTCCAAATACAAACCTCTGAGTGATAAATGAAACCAGCTTTTTGATACTCGCGAATAATATCGCCGCGAAAATCTTTAACCCCAATAAAGCCATCGTTTTGCTTGCTGCTTGGCAAATTCATGCAATGGATCGCAATGTTTCGCCCCGACTTCATAATGCGGAATTGTTCGGCAATTAAATAGCGGTATTGCTCCCAAAATTCAGCATCAGATTTAACGTTACCCATGTCACGATCTGAGTTTGAATATGTATACAGAGAACTAAAAGGAGGACTGAACACCGAGAAGTCTACTGATTCGCTTGGCAGTGCTTTAGCCACTTCTACAGTATCAGCATTATAGATTGCGTAGTTATTTGTAATCTTTTGATTTAGTACGTTCATGATCTATCCTAAGAATGATGGAATTGTTAATTTAACAGTCGGCTTATATTCTGCTTTTTCTACTGTGCTTTTTTTGATATTAGCGCGCACTAAGTCGCCCATAATAGCTTGCATTTCTTGGCGCATTTGTTCGTCTTGTTCACGCTTGCGCTTAATATTTGACAATACCGCGCCTTCGCGATCTGAAATAATAACGTGAACAAATACCTCTCTAGTTTGACCAAATCGATAGCAACGGCGAACAGCTTGATAGAATGCCTCCCATGAGTCGGATAGACCTAGAAATAGCATTTTATTGCAGTGTTGCCAGTTGAGTCCGAACCCTGCGATCTTGGGCTTGGTGGATATTTTTAGCATCTCACCATCACTAAACCCAATTAATACTTTTTCTTTTTCATCCGGCGTCATTGACCCTGTTACTTCATAGCATCCGTCAACCAAATCAGTGATTAACTCGGATTCATCGTTAAGGTTGCACCACGCGATACCGCAATCCCATTCCCGCATGATTTCAGCAGCTTTATCAGCGCGCAAATTAACAGAGTCGCGGCGCGCTTTGTTTCGCTCTTGCAGTCCTTGGGCGATATCGATAAATAGACCATCAGTCGCACTAGTCTCGATAACGTGCTCGATTATGTGGAGCTTTGGCAATGTATATCCTGCATCCTCATAGCCTAGGTCTGCTGGAGTTCTGATAACGATTGCCCATGTAGCCAGCCACTCCCAGAACTTTTTGCGCGCATGGCCTTTTAAACGCCATTTGCTTGTGTCGCTGCCATCGTGGATGAAGAACGTAGCTAGCATTTCAGTTTGGGACATAATTCCCAAGAATTCAGACTGCGTGCCTAGCTCCATAAAATCGTTTGGGCTTGGTGTTGCGGTACAACTTAAACGGTATGGAATCGACATAGCAAAGTCGGTAATTGCTTTTCGTAGCTTGCCATTCATGCCTTTTAAAATACTCGACTCATCCAACACGATCCCGCTGTAATTTGCCGGATCAAAGTTTTTAAGCATTTCGTAGTTTGTTACGTGGATTTTTTCATCACATTCAGTTGGCACACGCATGTACTTTGCATCAATGCCGAACTTTTTACCCTCTCGCACTGTTTGCTGTGCAACACATAAAGGAGCCAATACCAAAACAGGCTTATTGGTGTATTCCATAACACGATGTGCCCAAGATAGCTGCATCAACGTTTTACCGAGTCCAGTATCGGCAAATAAAGCGCTGCGCCCACGTCTACATGCGTACTCAACGCAATCGCGCTGGAATGGCTTTATATCAGCAGGTAGCCACATTGACTCCCCGTCAAATCCAGCATCAACTTGCACGAACTCCTTTTTTAATAAAAATTCTTCGTATTTCATTTGTGCTCCAAAATCCACTTCATAGCCAGTAGAGTTTCGCGTTTAATTTCAGCCCTGCCCGTTACTCGCTCGGTCAGTGCCCGTGTTGATATACCTAGTTCTATTGCCAGTGACTTATCTAAAATGCCTAACTCTTTGCGCAATCCGATAAACTCTAGCCACCTGTTTTCCTTATCGCTAAATGTGCTTAGCTGTTGCATTGTTTCACCCTGTTGGCCTTTTTACATTCTTATTTGCAAATCTTTACGTTCACTTAATTAACCCGTCTCGAATCAAAACGGCGCGCTTTAAATCGCTTACTACGTCAC